CTAACCCTTTTCCCCAATTTAACCTTACTTCTTTAATTTTAGCATCAAATAATCTCCCTTTTCCCCCCCCTCCTTCCTTATTCCCTAGTCATCTAGAAGAAGAATTGCCACCACTTTCACCTCCGTCTCTTCTGGATGACATTGGTCATTATTTTGATTTTGACACGTATTATAATGGCCAGACACATATGGACTCTACCCCTGATATCGTTGAGCCGGACGATACGTTTGATGAGACTATGGGGTTTGAAGGTGATGGCCCTCCAAGTGACCTAATGCCATGCAATCCATATCCATTGACCAAACCACCCCTCCACTCTTCAATGCCACAACATGTCCCGAATCCTCAGAAATCGAAATGGAGACCCATTCCTCCACCCCCTCAAAAGTCTAGACCTGCTCAGGATGATTTTCCCTCCATCGATGAGGATGACTTTGATTCAGCTGCCTTCAATCGCGTTTGCTCAGAATTGGTTATCAAAAATGAGGCCGAATTGACTGCTGAAAGAAAGCGTATCGCCGGCAAGCGTACCGATGCAAGGCGCAAGGCAGCTAAAAGTAAATCTGGTCCAGGTGACGCCAGTGTGCCAATCAAGGCATTGGAGGGCTTGACAGTTGATAATGCATTAAAATCCTTAGGGAAAGATCCTGTGACTAAAGCCTCAGTCCCAGTTTTGACACTTCGTTATCGGCTTACGGCACCTGAGTTTAAAGTGGTTTCTGACTCTTTCCCTGAGTATAATATTGTCAATGGTCAGCGATCGAATTTGTTCGCATTACCTTACTCAATCGCATATTTGAGTGACGCACATTTTTGTGACCCTCATTATCGTTGTGATCATGTCGCTTCTACTTATTTATTAATGCTACCACCCGTCGGCCGAAGTGAATACCTTGGCCGTCGATATTATAATTGTGGTGGTAGTTCATTTCAAATGCAACACGACGGTGCGACAATTGTGTTGCCTATGCGATCAATGTCTGGGGGTCACACCATTCGCGTATGGGGTGGCATTTTCTATGAATGTCAAACAGGTGCCAAGAAAGATCGTAATGAAGACCTCATTGACGTCTCTATTAGGAACGAGATATTCAATGTCTGTTGCCAAGCATTTATGACCAAGTCATTATCTAGTTCGGCTGACTATAAGATTGTTTACCGAAGGGCCGTACAGATCGCCAAAAGTCATAATTTGATGAGTCTGTGCACTAGCTTCAACGAATACCTCAGTGGTATTGTTCGTGAGGCTTTTGAAGAGGCCCTACACATTCGTGAGGAAGAAATTAAACAATTGCGTCAGACAGCTGGATATCGCCAGGCCACACGTGACGATGAGGAATATCGTGCCAAACATGGTTATTATCCTCAGCCATGGGCAAGCACAAAACACAATCGTGTATCGCGCCTTGAAGAGGATGAATCAAAACCTAAGTATGAACCGTGGATACTTGGTCGACCGATCACTTGTATGCAGCGGTTGCAGCTGGGATTATTAATTCTGTTTTACATTATACTCCTTCCAGTATTGGAGGAAACAGCTAAATTATTTACCACCACTCGTTATCTTGACCATTATTTTGGCATTAGTGGTGGACTTAGTTTCCTCGCTCCTTGGGTTATTTGCACCATCTTTGCCAGCATTGAGCATAGTCGGGGCAATGATAGGAATATTGGCTTCCTCGTGCGACTAGGAGGCCATTTAATCACTGCATATCTTTTTGGTAAACCGCAGTATGATTACGATGGTCTATCATTGCAACTAAGGCATAATTACTTCAATATCGCAATAGTATGCTCCATTCATATGGCCTGGAATTTGTTGTGCCATTTCACGGGCCGTTGGGAGTTTTGCATGCGAATAATTTACTGCGAGAAGCATGCTATATGTTTGGACCGATATTTGTATGTTAAGCCACCAATGCAGGCTAATTATAAGGTCCAGGAGCCCGAACAGCATTGTAAACCGACATTTGGCTGGCGAACTTTTATGCAATTTGGTAGTTGGCACCCAACTGTATTTGCCACTTGCACACACAATGAGGAACGATCCTTGGATGGCCGTGTTGGTAAGAAGCTACCAAAACACGACGACCCAGGCGTTGAGACAGCATGGCAACCAGTTATTGCTAGACATTTGATGTATTTTCTACACAGAATCCGCCGTGTAAATGTGCCTATTCGGTTCAGCGACTGGGTCTCTGCTTTTCCCCCGAAGAGAAGGGAGGAGCTGATAAAAGTCCGGAATGAACTTGATTATCCTCAGTTCGTAGGTGCCAAATCCTTTGTTAAAAGAGAGAAAGCCAACAAACATGTTGAGAATTACTCTTTTAAGGACCCTAGAATGATTCAGGGCTGTCCACTGGAGATGAGTGCAGCTTGTGGTCCTTTTGTGCGCCGCCTCGCCAAAAATGTAGTCACCGGATTACACCCACGCAATGGCGGTAATTTTTATTACACGTGTGGATCCACCAATGTTGATATTGGTGAGTCCCTTTGTGATGCCATTGATCGAGTCAGCTGTGGCATGGACCCAACCGATAAGCTGGTGTTCATTGAGGATGATCAAAGCCGATTTGATATGCATATAGGTGAAGGGGGTTTCAACTTTCTCGATCATATCTACCGCAACAAGTTGCCGAAACGAATAGCCAACAAACTCAGGCGTGGAGTGTCAACGGGAACAACAATGCGGGGGCATCGATACAGTGTGCCCTACACCATGCAGTCAGGGTGGCCGGACACCTCCTGTGGCGACACTTTAGTTAACTGCCTCTTGAAACTTCACGCCCACCGTGGACCTGGGCCATGGTTGTCGATAGTTTGCGGTGATGATAGCGTCACCGTTATGAGGCAATCGCATTTGAATCTCCTTGGTGGAGTTCCCGGTATCCAGCGTGCGTATGAGCAGCTCGGTATGGAAACCACCATTAAGTTATCCTACAATGTTATGGACATCGAATTTTGTTCAGGCCGGTTTTATTTAACAAAGGACGACTCCTACGTCCTTATGCCAAAACCAGGTCGACTATTGGCGCGCATGTACACTGACATCACTGATCGCAGCACTGATGATCAGCTTGCATGGTTGCGCTCCGTCAACGCCACCTGTCTCAAGTATGGTGAGACGGATCCATTGTATTCATTTCTCGGACAGAACGTATCAGCACAGCTCGGGATGGGCCGTATGTTGACACTGTACGAGCATGAATATAAACAGCGCATCGCTAAAGCAGACAGTGATTTTTATCATTATTATGACCACCACTATAGTTTTAGTGTTGATGATTATAACACTCTCTGCAGAGTCTTGTCAAAAGCCAAGTTGGGCACACGTGTTGTCCACCCACTGCTGGATGCAGTGTTGGCACATGACAATTGACTCATCTGTGCATTGCACTACACCTGACGGGGTTGGTTACATTCCATAAAAGTCAG